GTCATGGAAACTCAACAACACCGCAAGATGTTAGACCTATATCAGAGAAAGCAATTCGACCACGCCATTAATCTATGCGGTCAACTCAGAGGATGCTTCATGGGTGAGATGGACGATTATTATACAATGTGGATCGATAGATGCGAAGAGATGAAGACGAAAGATTTGCCCGAAGACTGGGACGGGACGTATATAGCTACGACAAAATAGTTGAAAAAAACGCTTGACATTCTCTCATAGGTGCAGTATAATGCTTTTATCGATTCAAAATTACGAATAGAGGCAAGTTATGAAAGCATTCGACGTGGCAAGACTAGCGTTTATCGCTATAGTAGTTGTATTTATGCTGTACGGTATCATCAATAAAGTCAATGACTATATGTACGAAGATTATACAGAAGTAGCACGTCCAGTCGCTGAGGCTGTAGTAGAAGAGCCTCAAATCGAAGAAGATATAATCGATCTAGTAGAGCAAGAAGACGAGTACTATTCACAGGTGCAGTGTCTAGCACTGAATATCTACCACGAAGCTAGAAGCGAATCAGCATTAGGTCAAGAGGCAGTTGGTCTTGTCACTATGAACAGAGTCTACGATAATAGATATCCCGATACTGTATGTGATGTAGTCTATCAGTCCCATATGGATTCTAAAGGTCGACCAATACGAAATAAATGTCAGTTTAGTTGGTTTTGTGATGGCAAGTCCGATACGATACACGATACTGAGTCATTCGACAAAGTACTCATACTAAGCGAGTCTATATTGAAATCCTATGGTATTGAACGAGATATAACTGACGGTGCTGTTATGTATCATGCATCTTATGTTAAGCCGTACTGGGCATCATCTTACATCAAGACAAGTCGAGTAGATTCTCACATATTCTATAAATAGTATTATACACAATGAACTTGAGGTCACAAAATGAGTCTTAAAGAGCTTACTAAGGATAACCATAGGAATGCAGAGCGCAAAGAGTTTGCGAGCATTCTAATGAGCGGGTCAATCGATCCCTTTCTGTACTACAAATATCTAGCAAATCAAAAACTAATATACACAGCACTTGAGATTAGACTTCCCTTGTTCGGCATGGGTATTCAGGACATAGCAAGAAGTCATCTGATAGACGAGGATATGAAAGAGCTAGAAGAGCTTCATGGCTTTCACTTTGTTGATGGATTGATAATGCCGTCTACGCTTGACTATATGACTTACTGCGAAAAGAAAGTGAGCCTTAGATCACTCGCTGAAGATGAGACGCTTGAAGATACGTTTGCATTGATTCCGCATATGTATGTACGTCACTTTGGCGATATGTACGGTGGAGCTATGATAGCGAAGAGAGTACCAGGTTCAGGAATGATGTATAAATTTGACGAAAAAGACTTGCTAAAGTCGAAAGTTCGTGCTATACTTAACGATGATATGGCAGATGAAGCGAATATCTGTTTTGAATATGCAATTAGATTGTTTGGAGAATTAGTATGATAGAAAAAACTGAATCAGCGAAGAAGTTAGACGAAGCGTATGAAGGCGTAATAGAAGCGTTTGATAGCATCGATGCATCGACTGATCGAATGATGTATAGTCTCACACTATTGCAGGGAATCATTATAGGTATTACTGTATCTATGATAGCCACTTCGATTATGGCATACTTAGCCTGATGGACATACAAGTTGTTATAGTTGCGCTAGTGCTCATGTGGATCTGGTTCGTGTGGCGTGAGGGTGAGGATGATGAATAGTATGATATGGAACAGATTAATTGATATCCAGAACGATATCATTGAGTTGTTTAAGTTCACTGGCACAGAGATCCAAGAAGAAGGTATGGAGCGATTCAATCAACCGGGTTGGGTCAACAGAGTCTGGACGAGTAAGAACTACAGAAGAGCCCATATTGATGTAGTCGATATGAGAGAGTCTAGTAAGCTCTGGATGATGCACGTTTGCGTATTCCCTCACACAGACAGTGATGCCCCTATCTTCGGATTCGATGTAATAGCGGGGCCCAACAAGATGACAGGGGCATTCTGTGATCTATCAGCGACAACGAATCCTGATCACGAAATGATCAAACACTTTGCGACTATATCATCAAAGTTGGAATGGAAAAGAGAGCGTGAGCTTCCTGAATGGGCGCAAGCGATCTTCAGTGATGGAATGATAGCGGCAGGGATGGTCAAAGAGCAAGACGAGATAAACCAGATATCTGATGCAGTTGAGCAATCTTTGCTATACTATCTGAACAATGTAGGCGAGCATAGAAGCACAGCGGATAGAGAAGAAGGTAGACTTGCTCAAAATAGATACGCACACTATCAGAAACAGAATCCTCATACACCTCGTGTAATGAAGTCGCTGGGCCTTGATGAAGATGATGTTGATGTTTTTATACAGAAGTGTTTGTTTCCAGAAATTAAATAAGAATCAATCAAAGTAATTGGGGTGCCGTATAAAGTTCGAAGACGAGATATTAAGCTATAGATTACCACCTCAGGCCACGATCTATGGTCTAAAGGGAAGTGATAATTCAGCCGCAATGTATGCTTGGGCTACATTCGCAGGATTAGATGTAGAGTTCTTGGATCTGGGAGAAGATTATGATTTAGTCGAGCTAATGGATTTATTTCCATGTGCTGAGATGGTGCCACAGATAATGGTTGATGGCCTAGATGTAGGCAATCTAGAAGAGTTTAAAGAGTGGTTAAAATATACCATAGGGTAATTATGAATAAAGCAAAGCTAGTAGCATTGACCACCTTTACATTCTTTCTCGTTAAGGGTCTAGTGTGGGTCGCAATATTCTATCTAGGAATTGATCTTATTACTTGACAGATAGCGCAGATAGTGCTATAATTACTACTTAATGCGGATGTGGTGGAATGGGAGACACGCAGGTTTTAGGTACCTGTATCGTAAGATGTGAGAGTTCGAGTCTCTCCATCCGCACCAAATAAAGATGAAATACCACTTGACAATGGGTGCTATTGTTGATATAATAGCTACTTAATTGATCGAGTTGAGAGTATATTATGCCTGTTTTAAGATTTCTGTTTCAATTTGCCATTATCATCGCTGTTGCTGTATTAGCATTACAATACTTATAAATAAACATTTGACAACTAGCTAGAATACTGTTATAATAGCTACTTGCAACAACATTTGTAGAAGCATAAAGTACATTTGTTTGGACCCGAGTGCAAATCTCGGCATCTCCACCATAAGAGTATTGTAACGTCCTTAATCGGAACGAGCGTCTAACTCGTGTGCAGTACTCTTATGATGGGGATGTATTCAGTTTCGACAGGCGAATTGAGGTTATGTGGAGAATCAGTCAATGCTAAAGACTGTAAGGGTTGGGAGTTCCCGGCTAAAGAAGCTAATAAAATAATCGCAAACGATAATAATTTTGCACATGGTAACTACGCCCTAGCGGCATAGTCAACCGGGGATCAGCCTCATCCTAGCAACAGAACTAAGAGGCATTTTTTGAAATGGAATTGAGGTATGGTATCACCTGGACAAGATGTTAAAGCTACTGTAGTATAAAAGGAGGAGGCTTGGTTCACCTTGAGATGGATTCTCTAAACGAACCACCTTTCTTTACTAATTGATATAGGACTATATAATGACAAATTCAATCATCATCCCATCATCCGATAAAGATGTACAACGCATCAAAGGCGCTATGAACGAAATTAGTGCATCATACACTCGCATCGATGCCGAGCGTGATTTCATTAAAGAAGCTGTTGAGTCTTTGTCTGAAGATGTTGGAATCCCAAAGAAGTACCTCTCAAAGATGGCTAAAATCTTTCATAAAGAAAACGTATCTGAGTTGATCTCTGAGATCGAAGACATAGAAGCATTAATCGAAACTATTAGCTAGGAGACAACAATGTCTAAATTAGTTAGCACTACATTTAAGTTGCAGGAAGACGGTAAAGCTCAAGCAATGATCTATGAGACTGACGGCGGTTGGTTGATCGAGTATTATGATCCAAGAGGAAGTTTGATTAGCAGTGAGACGCACGTAGGCAAATCCTTGCAGTGGGCTGAAGATGCTGCCGAGAATTGGGCGACAGGGATTAAGGTGCTCAATGGGTGATAAAAAGGGCGATCTTAAAATGCTGAATCGTCTAGACTCTGAAAGAATCATGACAGATATTGCTAGACATATTAAAGCAGGTGTACCATACATCGATGCTGTTGTCGAGTACGCTCTGAAGAATGAGCTTGAGATAGAAGTTGTTGGTGAGATAGTTCGCAAATCACCTCTTCTTAAGGCTAAGATTTATCGTGAAGCAGAGGACTTGAATATGGTTGAGAAACTCGTGAGATTACCAGTTTGACGAAATCTATATATTCGACAAGAGATGCGTTTGATTGCTACGTGTACTACCTAGCTCTCAAGCGACATTTCACGTCCAATTATGATTTTGTGAAGTATAATGGTAAGGTTAACGCTAGAGTCGATGCGTTTGAAAATCGTAAAGACAAGTTCTTTTTCTTCAAGCTATCAAAGCGAAAAGATTACAAGGAATTCATACTAGCGAATCTACTAAAGAAGCCTAACGCATGGGCAGGGTCATTAGTAGATAGTCCAGAAGCTGAAGAAGTTTATGCTGACTGGGCAAAGCGTCAACAGTCTCTAACGTATGTGTTTAAGAACGAGTTAGATGAGTTAAATGAAGATGATTTCAACTCTAACATTCTGGTGGAAGATGGGGAATATCCAAAGCTCTTATCTTTGTACAACAGAAAGCTCGTATCGATAGAGACTTTGATCGTACTAGATGGTCTAACCAATTGCTTTAAATATTGGGACAAGAGCATTCGTGATACTATCATCTGGCCTGAGATATGTAAACTGGCTAAGAACTATGCACCATTTATGTCATATGATCGGGATAAGATGAAAAAGTTAATCGTAGAAAAGTATAAATAAAAATGTCAGAAAGACTTGACAATACATCGTATATAACGTATAATACACGCAAGACGAAAAGAAGTACATTCGTAATAAATCGCTAATATTAGCACAACCAATACAGGAAAGAAATTATGTCATTTGCATCATTAAAGAAAAATCGTAGCTCATCATTCGACAAGCTAAACTCTCAGTTATCCACTATGGGTAACGCTAAGAAATCATACGGAAACGAAAATCACTGGAAAGCAGAAGTGGACAAAGCTGGTAACGGCTATGCTGTCTTG